TGGCCTCCCTGAGCTCGCGGATTTCCCCCGCCCACTTCTCCGCCATATGCGGGTTGTCTGCCGCGCTCCATCGATGGCCGCTCCAGCGCTGCTTGAAAACCAAGTCCCTCGCCTCGAAACGCCCGGCCCGGAGTGGGTCTTGTCCCTGCGTGACGTCATAAAAGAGGCCTTTCTTCAGGTTTCCGGGCGTGCCGATGAGGGAGATTGAGCCCCTGTAGTCCGCCACCGCGGGCTTTAACTTGCCGAAGACGATGTCATAGAGGTCCGTGCCGAAGCTTGCGCACTCGTCAATTACGACGGCCGCATACTTCTGCCCCAGGAGCTTCTCTCGCTCCGCGTCGTCCGCATCCGCACCGAGCAGGTAGAGTACGCTCCCGTTTGGCAGCGTCATACTCAGCGCGGTCTCGTTGAAACTCGCGTCCAAACTCAACTCTCGATTGATGGTTTTAAGGATGTCTTTCCAGAGGATTCTTTTTGCCGACTCTCGAGTGAGCGCAATGTAGAGGCAAGATGACCCTGGGTGTGCAAACGCACCTCGAAGCAGCCGCAGGGCAGCTCCGTAGCTCTTACCGGCTCGACGTGTACAGAGCACGGCGGAGAGCGGCGAGGCGTCATCCAGAAATGCAGTCTGTGCAGGAAACTTTTCATCAGTGAGTTTCGGCGGAGGCTTCGCCGTCAGCTCCATGAGCCTCAATTCTTCGGACCAGTCCTGCGCGTCGCCTGACTTCACTTCGGATTGCCTCGTCACTGGCCCTCGAGATGCTGTCGTTTGCCATTACGTCCGCAAGCGCACGCAGGGCCCCTGTGAGCGCCTTGCCTCTGTTGATGCGAATGGGGTCAAGGTCCTTGTCGACACATTTGATTTTGCGCAGTTCCCTGACGTTTTGAGCGAGGCAGCGCCGCACGTCGTCCAGCGTGTCGAGCTGGAAGCGCCTGCGCATCTTCGTGTTTTTGCTTTCCTCACTCATTTCGGGCCCCTGTGTTCACCTGCGGCTAAGCCGGCGTTGGCTCAAACTCGACTTCCTGGCAGTGGACTAATTTCCGGTGGCGCCGAGGACCGAGGTCCCCGTGGCGCTCCGTCCACCCCACATAAACCATGGCGCCGCCAGCATGCTCCAGCGTCAGGCTTGGCAGGCTATTCTTCACCCATGCGACGTCTAGGCCGAGGTGCGTTCGTTCCGAGCCAGCCACGTTAACCGCCGCGCTGGTGCGAATGGCCACAACCCGTGGGGACCTGGCTTCGTCTTTTTTCGCTTCATTCGCCATGTTTCGTCTCCATCCAGTACGGGAGGTAAGTCGCCTCGTCGAGAATCGGCCGCAGCCAGGAGAGTTCCGAGGAGACAGAGGTGTTCGGCCATATACGAAAAATGCACTCAGAGAGCGTCCGCTTACCGAGGAGCGCCCTACCAATGCCGCTTCGCCAGTGACTCTTGGACACGTAGACCATGTGGATGTGGTCCTCCTCAATCAGGCTGAAGCCATAAAGCGCCGACTCGTTGTCGGGGTTGTGAGCCACCCTTACCTCGCAGCGCCTGAGAAGCTTCTCAACATGCGCATGGTGCCACGAGGTGAAGGAGCCCGAGGGCATGCAGTGGAGGTGAAAGCGGGGGGTGGATAGTCGTGCGGTCGCCACATAGCAGGTGGCAATAAAGCCGCTGTCCCCGGGCTCTCCGTCTCGAACTACGAAGTTAGTACTCAGGACGTCTCGCGCGCTTCCTGGGCTCGTTCCATTCGTTGGACCATGCAACAAGTGAATCCTTTTTCACTTTATGAGTCAAGACTCATTCTCGCCGCTACCCCCACCCGCCCTGTCGAGGGCGGCGCAGATGTTAATCCAAATGGTTTCGTCCATATGGCCGCAGTCGCACTCGCCGTCGACCCCTCCCTTTCGCCTCATACAGTCGTGCGCGTGGTCCACCATCGACCAACACCGCCGAAGCAGCCCCTCCAACTCCCCCGCCCGTGCCCTAGCCTCATCCCGCTGCCTGGTGACGTGCTCAACCCTGTCGCGCGCTTCTTCGCGTTCGGCTCGGTACTCCTCCGCCCTGCGCTTCCAGTCGTCGCGCTCGGCCCTCGCCCCCTCAATCCTTGAGAGCGCTTCGCCGAGAACCTTTTGAATGGAAGTGAAGCGCATGTCTTCGCGCGGCTCCCAGACGAGCATCCCATGAGCCCATTTCCACCACTCGTCATGCGTCATCGGCCTGACCTCCGCATTTCGTTTATAGGCGTCGATATGGTGTCGGTGGCTACCTTGCCATCCCCGGCGACTACTTTTCGCAATGGCGGGCCATTTCCGGCGATTTGGCGCTGTCTTTCAAACCCCATCTCCAACACGATTCGCAGGAAATCGGTCAAACGGACGGTTGCCAGGGGCTCCTTGCGCAGGTCCTTGGTGACGGCCACTGGGATGTCGCTCGAGTGTGCGCGCTTCGCCTCGTCTACGGCTTGGGCGAAGGCAGCTTGGATGTTTACGCGTTTGTGATTCTTCGCCTCCACCCAGAAACCCGGGGCCTGGATGTCGGGGGCCTCGCCCGAGTCCCTCTGCTGCGTCAGGGTGCGGCAGGCGTCAGGGAAGACGGCACGGAAGGCGAGAGCCACATCCAACTCGAAACGCTTACCCTTTCTGCGCTGCATGAGTCCCATCGACCCCTCCCTTCGCTCGCTCCTGCCGCTCGACCGCTAGGAGCGCATACCCGCAGATATCGCGCCAGGGCGACTCTCCCAGGGCGTCGCGGTCCGTGGCGATGCGGAATAGCTTGTCCACTACCCGGACCACGGTCAGCGCATCGTCGAGATGCTCGAGCGAGATGCCGGCCGGGTAGAGCGCCCGGAGGACGTCCCCGCTCTTTCCGAACGAGTTGCCGTAGGCGGCTTGTTTCTCCTCGACCAGCTTCCCGATGGAGCTGGCGATTTCGGTGTAGTTTTTCATGCGGCCCCCAGCTTGTTTCTTAGTGACTTCGCTTGGCGCAGGTCAGGAGCCAATGCGGCAACGCGCAACCGCTCGTACCAGCTCTCGCCGTACCGCTGCTCCATCTTGGGCAGCGATAGGTTCGAGGTGATGACGGTGCGACGCCTCCACTCGTGCCGAGCTTTGAGCACGTCCGCGAGCGCTGCGAGACCGGGCTGGGTCCCGTCCTCTCCTAAGTCATCAATAATCAGGAGCTTCGCCCTCCGAAGGCCCTCGAGCCACTCCGGGTCCACGCGCCCAAAGTCGGTTTGAGCTGTCACCTCGGCAGCGTCGACCCAAACGCACGGCCGGTGCTGTTTTCCGCCAGAGGCCTGGTTATTCCAGCTGTGCCCTCGGGCCCAATGCCAAACGACATGTGCAGCAGCCGTCGTCTTGCCGCAGCCGCGTGCACCCGCGAGCACCAGTGTTCGGGCAATGTCCGCGGGCGCAATCTCGAACTTCTTTGCAGCGGACAGCGCGGTGGTGTCCCACCCCTTGCGCACGGACAGCACCGCATCGGGCGGCACGCCTAGATGAGCCATCTCATACCAGACGTCGACCGCCGACGAGCCCTGTCGCCTGGCCATCTCGGCCTCGAGTTCAGCCCGGTAGCGGAGGCAGCGAGTCCCTTCCCCTATCTGCACCGGTGGACACTTGCACCTGATGCCGCAGTCCTCTCGGCTGGGTGGCGCGCTCATAGCTTCAACATCCCGTCCGCATCCACCTCGAAGTGAGCCATCTCCCGCTCGAAGTCCTCGTCCGTCCCGGTGGCCCCTAGGTGCCTGGGGGCGTCTCGGGGCGGGTCCGCCGCCGTGATGGCGTCCCAACGCTCGTCCAGGTCCCAAAATGAATCCACCCGGCTCTTGAATTGTGAAGCAAGCCCCCGCTCCCAGCGGCGAAGAATTTCGTCGTCGTCTTTCACCCGCCCCCTGAGCCGCTTGAGCGCCTTCCAGTCTTTGCCCCTGGGAATGGGTTGCGTGTTGCGGATTTTGGCGAAGCCGCAAAACAGCCTGTCGACGAGTTTTTCCCAGCCGGGCGCCGGGATTTCCGGCGCAGTGTTTTTAAAAGATGGGTGATTGGTGATTGGTGTATGGTGTAAGGGCTTCGGTGGAGCTTCGGTGGTTGCTTCGGATTTGCTTGGACTCACCGAAGCAAATGCTTCGGTAGCTTCCGACTGATTTTGGCGTAAATTCTTGGCACCAGAATTGCTACTGGCCGTCTTCTTCCCGCCTTTTCGGCCCGCCTCAATCCGAGTTTCAGTGATGCGCAGGTAGGCCTCTGAGCCGCGCACGCGCCAGGTGCCGTTATTGGCAGACTCGAGGAAGCCGAGGCATTCAAGTACCTGACCGACACGCTCGCCTGGAGCGCCGAAAAGACATTCGAGTTCGAGCAGTGTTACGTGGGGCTGTTTTTGGGCCCAGCACAGCTCCCACATATTGAGGAATCCGAGAGCTACGGCGCCCAGGTCAACGCCGATTCCCTTGGCCACCATGGGCCACTTCTTTTTTCCGTCTAGGTCTACTCGCAAGTAAGGCACTTCTCCCCTCCAAACTCCGTGAATCCGAAATGAAGCGCCCAGCGTCACAAGCCTGGGCGCGGTTGCGTGTGGGCTCAGCCGGAGCCGTCGCCGGAGCCGTAGCCGTAGCCGGAGGCGAAACCGGAGCCGGAGGCGAAACCGGAGCCGGAGCCGAAGCCGGAGCCGTCGCCGGAGCCGAAGCCGGAGCCGTCGCCGGAGCCGAAGCCGGAGCCGTCGCCGGAGCCGGAGCCGTAGCCATAGCCGTAGCCGCCGGGGTCGTAGCCGTCGGAGTCGTAGCCGTCGGAGTCGTAGCCGTCGGAGTCGTAGCCGTCGGAGTCGTAGCCGTCGGAGTCGCCGAAGCCGTCGCCGGAGCCGAAGCCGAAGCCGCAGCCGAAGCCGGAGCAGAAGCCGGAGCCGGAGCCGTCGCCGGAGGCGTAGTCGGAGCCGGAGCCGAAGCCGTTTAGGCCGACCACGACGCGCTCCTGAGCTGCGTCTCCGCCTCCTCCGTGCAGGCGAGAATCTCGATTGCCTCGGTGAGAGTCACCGCCGCACAGGGCTCGCTGACTTTGCTCTGCGCACCCACGCCATGATTGGCGATTTCATTGAGGGTGTTCGCCCCGGTCCACCGCCAGATGCGACGTGCATTTGCGAGGTCCACCTCTTTCTCGCGACGGTCCACCAGCTCGCCGACATGCACCCCGGCTGAATAGGTTCTAACCACAACGTACTTGGGCTTCTTTGCGTCCATTACTCCTCCTTGGTTTGTGCTGCGTTAGAGAGAATGGGTCGCTCTTTCATTTGGCGGCCTTCTCTGTAAGCGAGATAAGCCGCTCCAGCAGAGCGAGGGCAGAAGCGTCAGCTTTTGCGCGAGCGTCGGCGGTGTCGGCGGTGTCGGCGGTGTCGGCGGCGTAGGCGGCGGCGTAGGCGTAGCCGTAGGCGTACGCGGCGTAGGCGGCGGTGTCGGCGGCGTAGGCGTAGGCGTACGCGGCGTAGGCGGCGGTGTCGGCGGCGTAGGCGGCGGCGTAGGCGGCGTAGGCGGCGTAGGCGGCCTTACGCGCTTCTCTGACCAATTCTCGGCCAGCTCGCGCGGTAGTCTCGTCGATGATTTTGGGTAGCGCCTTAAGCCTGGCCGCCCAGTCGCCCTTGATTTTGGCCGCCTCTAGCGCCAGCGGCAGGCCCTCGCGGACAGCCCAGTCCGCGCACATGAAGGCGCGCTTGCGCTCGGTTGCCTCGTCCGCAACGGTTCCGGCAATGCGGAGAATGTACGGCTTAAGCTTCTGCCGCCGCTCGTCGCCCCAGCGGTCGTTGAGCCTGATGCAGAAAACGGTAATCACCTTGCTCGCACACTTCGGATGGTCCGAATGTGGCTCGCCAGCGACGAAAGCCACAGCCTCGAGCACGCAAAGCCCGTCCTCCGGGCTCTTGTGCTGCCCGTTCGCCAAAACCAGTCCGTCCAGAAACTTCTCCGCCTCAACCTTGCTCAACATTCGTGCTCCGTGGGTTCAACTGCGTTGGTTTGGACTTCCGCCCCTTCTTGACTCGGGCTTGGGCTCAGCCGTAGCCGTCGCCGGAGCCGTAGCCGTAGCCGGAGCCGGAGCCGGAGCCGGAGCCGTCGCCGGAGCCGTCGCCGGAGCCGTAGCCGGAGCCGTCGCCGGAGCCGAAGCCGTAGCCGTCGCCGGAGCCGTAGCCGTAGCCGTAACCAGAGCCGTTGCCGTAGCCGTAGCCGGAGCCGTCGCCGGAGCCCTCGCCGTAGCCGTCGCCGAAGCCGTAGCCGTCGCCGGAGCCGTAGCCGTAGCCGTAGCCGGAGCCGTCGCCGAAGCCGGAGCCGTCGCCGGAGCCGTTTAGGCCGACCACGACGCGCTCCTGAGCTGCGTCTCCGCCTCCTCCGTGCAGGGTGGGTTTCATCTCCCCCTCCTGACAACGAGAGAGACGAGCACACACAGCGACATCACCACCGGAGCCCAGGTGGTGAGGAACCAGAGGAGGAGACGGAGGAAGGTCATTGTGCCCCCGTCAGCTCGTTGAGCCGGTCAAACTCCCGCCGGCTCACCTTCTTGCGCTTCACCTGGGCGATGTCCCATGGGTCTGCTCGACCTGGGCGCGAGGGCTCACGCCGAGCTGAGTTGGCCTGCTCTTCCGCGCGGACCAGGAGGATTCGGTCAAGGGGGTTTCTCATGCCCCCACTCCCTGCGCCTCTCGTATAGCCCTTGCGATTCTCAGGTACTCATTGCGCGCAAGACGACCCCGCGAGCACCCGACCCGCTCCTTCAGAGGGCACGCAACGGCCAGGTAGAGCCCGTGGCCCAGGCGCTCGCTGCGCTGATTCGGCGCCTTCCGGTGTCGGATGGGGTGGATGAGGTTCGCACAGCGCACGCAGCGGACCTGCATCGCGAGCAGGGACTCGGCGACGAAGTTGTCGACGGACTTCAGCTCGAGCCGAAACCGCCCACCCTCAGCGGGCTCGACCAGCACCAGGGGTGCGATGAGCGGCCAGCGTGGGTGGTGCGTGATGCTGCCGCACTGGGAGCCCGAGAAGTCGAGAGACGTTTGAGCCATCATGACTCACCGCCGGAGACGTTCGCTACACCGCTACACTTTGCGGGATTGGACCCCCTGCCTGTGGGGCGCTCCGAACCAGAAAGACCAACAAGAACGCCGGCTTCTTTGTGCTGTTGCGCTCCGGTCGGGATATCTGTGCGTCTTCGAATCCCGCCCTGGGCATGGCTTTTTTCCTCTCCAACCATTGATTATTGCTCCTTTTGGTTTTGCGAAGCGGCGCGGCGTAGCGAAAGTGTAGCTGCACCTAGTGGACGGATGTTCAGCTTGGCCACCTCGGCGCAGAGAGCTGCCCAGGGGATGGTGGAGTAGAGGTCGATGATG